AGCGGCCACATCTCCGGGATCAGAGGCGACGTCTCCGGGATCAGAGGCGACGTCTCCGGGATCAGAGGCTACGTCTCGGGGATCAGCGGCAACGTCTCGGGGATCAGCGGCAACATCTCGGGGATCAGCGGCGACGTCTCGGGGATCAGGGGCGACGTCTCGGGGATCAGGGGCAACGTCTCGGGGATCAGCGGCAACGTCTCGGGGATCAGCGGCAACATCTCGGGGATCAGCGGCGACGTCTCCGGGATCAGCGGCAACGTCTCGGGGATCAGTGGCAACGTTGATATTTGCGAAATAACCGAACAAGAAAGAAAAGAAGGAATAAAAATCGAACAATTAATAAGAGATAGTGATTGAGGAAATCATGAGCCAGCATGAACGGCCTTTCATTGATGCCTACGAAAAAAAGTGGGGTCCTCTGTTGCTTGATTCCAGGGGACGTTATCACGCGCGGCGAAAAATCCGGCAATGCCGGTGTCCGCACAAATTCAGATCCTACAGTGATTGCCAAAGACACAATGAAATATTTCATGGGAAGAAATTGTGACCGAAGAATTTGAATTCGTCTCGAATCTTCTCAAAGCACCAATTTCTGATGAACCCGAAAATCTCATTAAGGATTTGGAAGCCATCGAAGTCTGGAATGCTCGGATGCAGTTTCTTTTGGCAGAGGCGAATTCAATGCTCGACATCAAGAGTTTTGAGGCGCTGCCGGCCAAAGAGGGGAAAAGCGAACTTGATCGCAAGCTTCAGCTGGAAAGTCACGTCGCTTTTCTTAGAATGGAAAGAGACAAAATCGAAGGACTCGTTGATGCGATAAAGACAAGGATCACACTCGGACAAAGCATTCTCAAATACTACAGTTCAACACAATCAATTCAATACAAAGAAACCAAACAAAATAAAACATTGGACAATGACAGTCCATTTTAAAAGGAGAAAATCATGGGTTGGTCAGACATTAAAATTGAAAATAGCGGTAAATTCCTAAAGATTGAAGGCGGATCTTATGCCGATATTCATATCTTAGACGAGCATCCCAAGAAGGAATTGATTCACGGTTTCGGAGAAACGAAAGTGAATTGTTCAGGGGAAGGCTGCCATCTTTGTGACGATCCCGAGACACCCGAAGAAATGCAGTTAAAAGAACGTTGGAAAACAAATGTTTTGGATCGTAAAGATGGCCGAGTCAAAATATTCGAATTCGGTCCAATGATTGCCGGACAAATAAGAGAAATTTCCAATATGCTCAAAGAGTCTCAGGAAACAGTTCACGATTTTGATTTTAGAATCTCAGCAAGCACAGGAAAGCAGAAAAAATACACTGTCATGCAGAAGAAAATGATTTCAGGAATTCCTGAAGGATTGAAACTTCATAAGCTTTGATGTTTGGAATACGTCGTTCGTTAGCTGACAAATACTTTTCAGATTGGATAAGGCAACGAGATGATTGGACATGCCAACGATGTTTCACTCAATACGAGCGACCATCACAAGGCTTGCACTGTTCTCATTTTCATTCGAGGCGTAACCGATCAGTTAGATTTGATCCAGAAAACGCCGTTAGTTTGTGTATGCGGTGCCACTTACACATGGGTGAAAACCCACAAGAGCATGTCGATTTCTTTCTCAAAAGACTCGGCAAAGAAAAGTATGATGCTCTCTTTGTTCGTGCTCGAACTCCCGCGAAAGTTGACGAGAAAGAAATCGTATTGGCGTTCAAGTTGGAACTTGAAAAAATGAAAGGAGAAAGAAAAGTTTTACAGGATTACAAATGACGCTTCCCGATGAAAGAATAATGGCGCTAAAACAAATCAATGATTTTCTATTTGATTTAGCGCATATCAGAAAAAGAGAAGATCGACTATTAATGGCAAGGAAATTGCTTCGACATTATCCTACCAATTCCGATATTGAATACGTTCGAGACGTTTTGATGGCAACTTGGTTTCCTTGGTTAGAGAATAAAAATGTTGGAAGAAATCAATCTTAAGGAATTCTCGGGCGACGACATGCGATCTGCCGGGCATTATTGGGAAGATGAGTGGGCCGACAACGGACATCATCTTTTGAATTCGGTGCTTTTTTCCTTTGATGAAATTATTTCTTTATTTTAGGGCTTGACAAATTAAACAGATAGGATAGACTAAACACATGCTTTTAAGGGAAACCGCTAATGAAAAATGCAAAGCTCGTTGATTTAATTCAGCGGGCTTTTTCTATTTATCCCGGCCCCCACAAAAACTTAGCGGTTTTCCTTGGGGTGTCCGGGATTTTTTATTTGGAGAACCTACCTAATGGCATGGATTGAATCTCACCAAAAATTAGAAAGAAGCGGAAAACTCCTTTTAATGGCTGAAAAACTTGGGATTAATAAATATCAAGCAATTGGTCATTTACATGCACTTTGGTGGTGGGCGCTGGACAATGCCCGTAACGGTGATGTAACGCGTTACTGTAACGCTATGGTAACGCTAACTGGATTGAGAGAAGTTGAAATGCAACGATATAGTGGTGGCCATAATGTCGATTTCACTAATCCCGAAATGTTCATAGATGTGCTTATTGAAAGTGGTTTTCTCGATAAAATTGGCGAAAAAATTACTATTCATGGATGGCAAGAATATACGCATCGTTATTTTTCTTCCGTCGATAAATATGAAAAAAACAAATTAAAGACACGTCAAAGAGTTCAAAAATTCAGAGATAAGAAATGTAACGATAACGGTAACGGTGATGTAACGCTAAAGAAACGCGATGTAACGCCCCCTACCAAACCTAACCTAACCATACCTAACCAAACAAGAGGATTAACTGCACAACAACATAGTTGGTTTGAAGAAATCTGGAAAAGATATCCGAACAAGGATGGCCGCAAGTCTGCTTTCCGTTCCTTTTGTGGTTCGGTGAAAGAAGAAGGTCAGTACCGGCAGATCCACCAGGCGCTGGATAATTATCTTAAGAGCCGTGCCGTTGTTCGTGGTTTCATCAAAAACGGGTCAACCTGGTTTAACAACTGGCAGGATTGGATTAACTATCGCGAGGTTCAAAATGACAAACCCAAATCTCTCATCGATCGACTCATTGAAAGGGAATTTTCAAGCAGCGATTCAAAAATTCATTCGGACAATGGAAACGCGGGAATGGGTCAAATGTCCGGCGTGCCAAGAGGAATGGACGAAACTGAGGCCGTGTAGTTTCTTAAGTTTAAGCCGCCACATGGAAGTGACATATGTTTGTGTCGTTTGTGCTGAGACATTGGTATCTTTGAAGTGGGTTTCGGATATGTATCCGATACCTGGGGTTGAGTGTGTTGTGAAGTGGAATGGGTCGCGAAGTATCAAAGTTCGAGTTGGAAAGCATGTTTATGACTATGAGATTCCCAGAAATGCTTACGGGATCGTTGAATATGGGGGAATGCGGATTCTGGCGACCTCAGAAGGTACGGGACGGCCTTTAAAGTTTAAAGTAGCCGGCGAAGAAGGTGAGGAATTTTCAGACAATGTTTTTTCATTATGGTCAAAGATTCGTAAAAGGTTTGAAAATCCGTTGGAGAATGAAAACGAAAAAATTGATTTGATTGAAAAGAAGATTCGGAAAACAAGAAAACAAGACTGGATAGATCAATGAGAAGTCAAAGACAAATGAAAGCAGCAGGAGAATAAAATGAAAATCGACATAGATTTAAACAAAATCACAGACTTAAATGAAGATGCCAAAAAAGCGTTACGCGAAAATAAAAAAGAAATTGATCGCTTAAAAAACAAACTTAAATTTCGAGAAAGTCAAATTGATAATTTAAAGTTTAATCTTGAAAAAAGTGAAAATGAACTTAAGGAATTTGTTCGTTTGAAATCAGTTTTGCAGGAATTTTTTAATCTTGGAAAAGAAGAATGAAACCAACAGCAAAGGAGAAATATGAAAAATGTAGATAGGGAATGTGCTTGGTGTGGAAAATTATTTGTAACAAGGGATGGCTCTCCCAATATTTCTTGTGCAGCCTGTGAATCAACAGAAAGTCCAAATATGGAACAAGCAAAAAGAATTGTTGCGCTATGTAATTTGCCGAATATAAAAGTAGCAGCGTGTTTGGATGCAATAAAAATTGCATTAGATAATGCTGAGAATAGAGGATTTCAAGCGGCAAGATTAAAGAGATCGAAGATTTGAGCCAACAGCTTACGAGAAGGTGAGAAAAATTAAGCATATCCAATTAACGAAAGGTCAGACTGCAATCGTGGACGACGATCTTTTTCCGGTTATATCGAAAGTTCGTTGGTATTGTTATGGGGAAGGGCCGCTGTTTTATGCGGTAAGAAATGTTCGCCTATCACCAGAAAAACGGGCGATGGGTTATATGCACCATGCGGTTGTGGGGTATCCTTTGAAAAAAGGGTTTGTTGTCGATCATATAAACAGAAATTCACTAGATAATCGCAGGTCTAATTTGCGGATCATTGAACATAAGCTGAATGGCAGAAATAGGAAAGATAATTTCGAGAATTTCGATAAATCAAAACCAGGGACAGTATTCAAAGCTGGCAAATGGCAGGCGCAGTATTATTCTCCGAGTCAAAGGCGCACTATCTACCTCGGAATTTATCCAAACCAAGAAGAAGCATACAAAGCACATCTTGAAGCGGTCAGCAATTTAAGAGAAGGTCGAGGTTCCAAATGATAACGAAAGATTCGATTGAAGAAGCATGTAAAGCAGGGGCCTTTTTTTCGCTTAAATATCTTGCCCAAGAACTTCTCAAAGAGCGAGACGCTTACCGGGAAGTGGCGATTAAAAAAATGGAGTCATTGGAATTTTGTAGGGGCTTTATTAATTCTGAAGAATATCAAGAACAAGAAATAGACGCCGAAGCCCAGAAAATTATGGCAGCAAAGGAGACAAAATGAAATTTAATGAGATAGACAGTGGGAGAGAATTAGAGCTTAATATCATCGTCGGATGTGATTTCTGGCATGATAAGTTTGGGATGATCTATTCAGTTGACCGGGAAAGAGGCATAGCTTATCAGGAATGGCCGCTAAACGCTCTAAAATCAGTTTTAAGGCGCGAAAACAAAGAAAAGGCACCTTGCATCGTTTGTGAAGAAAAACGCAGCAAATCGAATCCTGCGCAGTTTGACATAAAAAAGTGGATTCGTGAAATTTAGGCCTTGACAGATTAAGAACCCATAAGCTATACTAAATTTATGAACAAAGAAATGAAAACATGTGCTTATGTTGGATGTAAGCAAGGCGAAGGAAAAACGAGAAAAATATTTGAAGGTTCTCGACTTAAGAAATATTGTTCTTATCTTTGCAAAAATTATGCTGGGCAGAAGAAATGGTATGCGAAACAAGGCGGAATAGTTATAGCTTAAAAGAAGAAACAATAAGCTGATATTTTTTTATCAAAAAAGGTTTATGATCTTAAAGGAGGAATTTATGAAAATAACAAACATGAGTATTCCTGAAATTTTTAATGTGATGCATCAAGGAAAAATCAATAACGACGCCAAAGTTTCATTACATATTCGAAATGGAATTAGATTTCTTTGCATTCATAAACGTTGGTTTGACAGCAGTGAGAGTGCAGTTAGTTACTTAAGAGAAGATGCAAGAAATATTGTGTCTCCAGAGAATCGGGAAAAATTAAAATTATTGGCAGTATAGAGGGAAATAACATGAAAGTTATCACCACTCAACATAATAGAATCCAATATCAACGTTTTGTTGATACAGATTATCAAGCATTACTTGAAATTAAACGTCAATCAGAAGCGAGAGCTTTAAGTGTCGATCCCATCATTTCAATAAATAACTGCCAGCCTCTTTGGTTATTGACAGTTAAGAAGATATCTATATGATTTGTGATTATAGTGGCTGGAATTTTCCAACGAATGAAACTGAAAAATCAATGACCAGTAAAGAAAGAGATCATGAACTACACAAAGAAGAAGGAGAAATTTATAGCTGGTGCGAATATTGCAGAGAAGATGAAATTTGTGAACATTGCGAAGGGAACGGCACAAGAAATTTCACTGATTGTTTTTTTTGTGAAGGCAGCGGAAGAAGGATTGAAAAATGATTTGGCCGAACAAACCAAGTCCTGAGAGTATTTTGGGAATGATGGGAACCCTCTTGTTATTTGTGATGTATGGACATTCGACACCTATATCATCTACACCGCCTAAAATCGGAGAGCCTACGGCGATGCTGGTAAATTTTACCGCGAGCAATAATCAAGTGATTGGCTTCGAGATTTTCTGGAACGGAAAAGAATGGATGGCGAGGAGTGGAGATATAGAAGCTCCGATAAGTAATCCTCCAGATAAAAATGATGAACGGATAAAAATTTATGCAACGGATTGGTGTGATTGCAAATGAAAAAACAGAATTTAAGCTCTAAGCCATTCAGATTGTGGTTAGCCACTTGGAATTTAAAAGGAATTCACTGCAAAGAGATTTTTTGGAAAAAAAAGCAAGCTGTTAATTTTTGCAGTCGTTATGAGAATGTTAAAATCTATCCGGCAGAAGTAAGAAAAATATCCAATAGGTATTGGCGATGAGAACGATTCTAGTCTTTCTGTCATTATTATTTTTAATTGTGCTTGGAAGCGTTTTATTTTTGACGTATGGGATGGCAAGATACAATGAGAAATCTTTCCCGAAATACTTCCCTGATAAAAAAGAAAAATAAAAAAAATCGAATTGATTCCTTTTCGCATTGGTTTGTTTTTGTTTGTCGCAGATTGAGATTTTTGATCTAAAAGGACATCGGCATTGATGATTTCCCTTGGTTGGGAGAGCGAGGCTGGCATAGACTTCTGACTCGTATCGGCATACGTCAGCTAAATGCCGATGATTTTTTGGAGTAAAAATGAAAAAAACAGAATTGGTTCCATTCTTGATTTTAGTGGTCATACTGATTTACTGGTTGGCAGCTAGTAATTGGACAAATAAGGTTGTTTCTAAAAAAGGAGATCAAATGGATAATCGAATAGATTTCGACAAGGAAGTTTTTGATTATTTTAATCGCCCGATTCCACCAACTGAGTTACCTGGCGATTCTTTGAAAGCTTCGTTTATGTCTATAGCTACAAGAGTCGAAGAAGACACGATTCAAAGATGCTATCGAATACTTTTGACAGAAGAAGGTGGAGTTCCACGTTTGTATGCTTCCAAGCCGAAAACTGGTGAGAAATCAGATGAGTAAACAAATAAATTTCGAAAAAGAAAATGACGATCTAAAAAATTGGCAATTTCCCGAGAAACGCTTGAAGTGGATTAAATCCATTGCCGCTCGTGTTGAAGCAGAAACAATTCAAAGATGTTGGAGTGCGACCAATTGCCCTGAGATATTGCTTAATTTGCTTCGTATCTATGATCCTGAATTAAAAAATGAAAAGTGATACTTATGACGAAATTAGAAGTGAGCATAAAGTTCATTGCGAAACTTGTGAACTTCTTCTCTCTCTGTCTGAATTATCTGCTTCAGTTTTCCAATCTCAACTGCAAGCCGAGAAAGAACGGGTGGAGGCTTACAGGGAAATCGCATGGAAATTAACTTCTGGAAATTCAGTTGAATTAGAGCATGAAGTTAAGCGAATCCTAGCGGAAAAAAAGAAATGAAAACTCTTATTATTGGCGCTGGAGAAGTTGGTCAATCTTTAAAATTGATCCTTGAAAAATACTACGAAACTCACATTCGAGATATCGAGCCTTTAGAATTGGAAAATGTAGAAGTTCTGCATATTTGTTATCCCGAACACGAAGGATTTGTCGATAACACGAAAAAATATATTGCTCAATATAAGCCAAATTTAACAATTATTAATTCATCTGTTTCTATCGGAACCTCAGATAAATTTGACGGAAACGTGATTTATTCTCCCATTCGAGGTCGTCATAATAGAATTAGTCCAATTACCGGGGAAAAAATAATGGGTTTGGAATTTGATATTCCAATTTATACCAAGTTTCTTTTTGGATCTTATATCGGTAGAGGTATGGCGCGAGACTATTTTAAAAAATGTGGAATTGAATGTTACGATTATCAATGCGATAAACGAAGTGACGGCGAAGTTTTAAAATTATTATCGAACGTTCACATGGGATTAGAAATTGCTTGGCGGCAGGAAGTGCAACGAATCTTAAATCATTATGGCGTTTCAGAATATACTTATTATTATTGGGAAAGTAGCTATAATGAGGGCTATAAGAAATGTGGAGATGACCAATTGATTAGACCCATTATGAAACCCGCACCCATTGGTGGGCATTGTATTCTTCCCTGCACAAAAATCTTATCGAAACAATTCCCATCGAAAGCATTCGATTTTATTTTGGAAAGCAATGAAAAAGCAAAACAAGAAAATAACGTTTAAAGAAATAATTGATTCGGATGATGGCCGATTAACTATCATTGAAAATCAAATTCCATTTGAAATTAAACGGATTTATTTCATCGACAAAATGCAATCAACATCGCTGAGAGGATATCACGCACACAAAGAATTAAAACAGATTATTTTTTGTCTTCAAGGATCATTTGAATTGGAGTTTTTTGATGGTAAAAAATCGGAGCAGATAGAAGTAAAAAGAGAAGGTATATTAATCCCACCGATGAAATGGCATGTGATGAGAAATTTCAGTGAAAATTGTTTAATTTGTGTATTGGCTTCGGATGTTTACAAAGAGAGTGACTATATTCGTAGTTTTCATGAGTTTAAGAGGCTTGTAAAGTGAAACCTGTCTTTGATGTTGTTGGACTCTACAAACGAGGCTCTGAGGCGATTCTAGAGACCATACAAAGGGTTTTAGAAAGCGGTCAGTATATCTTGGGACAGGAGGTAAAAGCCTTTGAAAAAGAATTCGCGGAAGCGACGGGCAACAAATACTGTGTCGGATGTGGATCGGGAACCGATGCAATCACTCTCGCTCTTATAGCGTTGGATATCGCACAAGAAATCATCGCACCCAACTTCACTGCATATCCCACAATTGTTGGAATTGTACAAAGTGGAGGACGAGTTGTTTTGGTTGACGTTAAAGAAAGCGCGCTTATTGATGAAGTACAAATCGAAAAAGCGATTACCAAGAAAACCAAAGCAATAGTTCCAGTTCATCTATTCAATCGCTACTGCAACATGAAGGAAATAAACAGAATTGCGAAAAAATATAAACTCAAAGTTATCGAAGACTGTGCTCAAAGGACGTTCACGAAAATTACCGGGGATTGTGGAGCTTATAGTTTCTACCCAACCAAAACGCTTGGTGGATTTGGCGATGGCGGCGCATGCTGCACTAATGACAAAACCACATACGAAAAATTGCTTGCAATGCGCGATTATGGACAAACATCTAAAAATGTCTTTAAGTACCAAGGACTAAATTCAAGGATGGATGAGATTCAGGCAGCAATACTTAGAGTGAAGCTTAAGAAGAAGTTATTTATGCCACAACCTAAATATGAACAAACTGATTTTAGAGATTCGAGATTTGCAATAAATAAAACTATTGGTTTGGAAACTTTAATTCATTATCCCTATGTTATATCTGAGCAAGAAGCTTTCAAAGGCCGAAAAGTAGGTAAATGTCCAGTTTCAAAGAAAATCTCAGAAACAATTTTAACATTGCCTCCACTTGACAAATAGCTAACATCTGCTAAACTCCTCTCGAAAGCGAGGAGGATCAGCATAAATCGCCGAACCTTATCGAAATGGGAAGACCGTAAAGAGCTTAAAAGTTCTTTGCGGTATTTTTTTGTCAAAGGAGACTTATGAGCAAACAAGTTAATGTTGATATGGCCGATGCCGTCACTTCAGAAGGAAGCTTAGACAAATCAAACAAAATAATGGCGCAAGCTGATGCAACAGTTGGCCGAACAGTTGAAGCGAATTTGAATACAGATACGCCAACAGTCCCGGGAAATTTCCATGAATTTAATGGAAGCCAAGCAAAAATGTATACCACATATAGCAATAGAATGGATAAAATTGCCGCTGCTTTAGGCAATAAGGCTCCTTTGGTTTCTTGATGATTGAGATCCCATTAAAAAATGGTGGAATTGCAAAAATAGACGAAATAGACAAGCATTTGGCTTTTTATAATTGGAGAAAATCCAATTCTGGCCATCCTTGCAGAACAATCTATTTTGGGCATCATTCTTTAAATAGAGTGATGTTTTTGCACCATGCGATAATGGGATTTCCTCTTTATAAGAAAGAAATTGATCATATTGATGGAGATCCATGCAATAATTCTAGATCGAACCTAAGAATTGTGACTCATCGTGAAAACCAATGGAATAGGAAAGAACATCGAGGGGAAGTATTAAATAAATCTCCTTATATCGGAGTTCATCCTCAATCTTCCACTAAAAATCCATGGTATGCAATGATAATGGAAAAAGGAAAGCAATATCGTTTAGGTTCTTTTAAGACACCGGAACAAGCAAAAGAAGTTTATGAAGCAAAACTAAAAAAATTGGCGGTCAAATAGTTTGTGGCAAGAATTCCAGATTCCATTAAGATGCAATTCAGAAATATGCTCTCAGAGTCAAAAGGACATGAGCGATTCAAAAAGATGCTGGCAAATGGGAAAGATGATAACTTCAAATGGGCTTATGAAATTGCGCTTGAATATGGGCATGGCAAACCATCGCAAACCATTGATATGGAATTAAATGATGTCACCAAACGTCCTAGAGCAGACGAAGTCGAAGCAGCAATCAGAGCTTTTGAACATTCTTCTAATGGAAAGAGCATGGATCAACGAGAATGAAAGATGTCAATACTATGTTCCTAATGGAAGAATTGAAAAATTGCTTGAGTTGTTTTGTGGAGAAACTCAAATTCATTGTGGATCAATGGCCAATGCCGTTGGCAAGACAGCTTTCCTTGTCAATCTCTCTGCAAACCTTATGTTTGGACCACAAAACAGATGGTTTGATAAAGAGTTAATAAAGAACTGGCCTTATGAGAAACGAATCAGAATTGTCAGCGAGCCAAGTCAGGTTAAAGAGTCTGGTCCGATACCAACAGAAATTCGTAAATGGTGGCCAAAAGGTCAGTACACTGAGTATAAAGGCGGTTATCAATACGTATCTGAATATAGAGCAAACGGGTGGATCTTGGAAGTTATGACCTACGAACAAGACCGTAAGCAACACGAGGGATCAAACCTCGGTTGTGTTCTATTCAACGAGCCGCCGCCCAAAAGCCTTTGGACTCCCAATATCAGTCGTTTAAGAGGCAAAGGTCGAGCATTAGTTGCAATGACGCCTTTAACAGAAGCCGGATGGTTTTTCGATGAGATAGCACCCACTATTGAAGTTGTATATGCCGACGTCGAATCAGCTTGTAAGCAGCACGGAATCAGAGGACATTTAGATCACGAACAAATCGAGTCCATGATTTCAATGTATGACGCGGAAGAGCGTGAAGCCAGGATTGATGGGAAGGCGATGTACCTTAAAGGTCTTATCTTCAAAGATTTCAATCCAAATATTCATATCTTAAAAGAACCAATCCAAGCCAAATATGGAGATACACTTTTTCATGTTGTTGATCCTCATACAGACAAGCCATTTGCAATGATATGGGCTGTGGTAGATCCGAGAGGCGTTATCACGATTGTTGATGAATGGCCGAACGTAGATTTTTATAAGTGGCGAAATTGTAATCTTTCAATCCCAGACTACAAAAACATTTTCTATGACAAAGAGAACGGCGTATCAATAACAAAAAGAATTATTGATCGACATTTTGCGGAAGTGACACATTTGAGTGGAATGACTCGAAGAACATTACGCGATGAATTCTTGGAAGTCGGAATTGATTTTGTACCAAGCTATCAAGCAGCCGAAGAGATTGACACTGGGATATCTAAGGTCAGAGAATATCTTAGATTTAATGCGAATCGTCCTTTTGATAGTTATAACACTCCGAAGCTTTTCATCAATCCGCACTGCTTTAACACGATTAAAAGTCTTACGAGATGGTCACGAGATGCGAAGACTGGCAAGGTAACGGACGAGTTCAAAGATTTCTGCGATGTCATAAGATATTTGGTGATGAGCAATCCTGAAGTAGACGTACCGGCGCCGAGATTCGCGCCTAAGAAGCTTTGGTAAATGGATCAAGAAGCTAAATATTGGAAGGACAAATGGTTAGAGTTGGTCAGAGCCACTGATTACCAGAAAGTTTTAAAGAAACGGAGGAAATATGGCAAGCAAAGAACAAAGCAAAATACGCGGGTATTATGATTTTAATCAGCCTTTAAGTAAGACTCAACCGGCGAAAGCTTCCGATCCAAGTTGTGGTGACATGACTGGTCAAAAGAATACAGAGCACAGAGATTTTAATAATGGTGATCATAATTTTAATTATGCTGGTAAAGTAAAACAAATGGGTGGTCAATTTCATGAATTTGGGAAATCACAAGCTGGACTTCATTTTAATGGAGATGATAAAGATTCTTCAATAAATTACCTTAAAGATCGAAATATGAAGGGTCAAGAGATAAGAAATTTTAGTGGTGGAAATCGCAATGCAAAAATTCATACGAACAACGGCGGTACAACGGCTTATAATGGTAATCCGATTCGAGAAGTTTATACACCTGCGACAAGTAATAAAGTGGCATCAGCTGAACCAGTAATGCAACCAATAATTAAAAAAGAAGAAACAATTCCGACAAAGGATCAGACTCATTTTCCTAGAAAATTAAAGAAATAATGTACCAACCGCAAGACACACAAACTCAAGGCTATATTCCTGGGATGGGGCCAACGACTTCAACTCAGAGGATGAGTCCGCCTTCAACGGCTTTAGATCCGTTGACGAATATGATTGATCAAGAGATTGTAGGGATGGTGACAAGTCGATTAGAGCAATCGAAGACCTGGCGTCGCACGCGCAGACTCATTTGGGATCGTTGTATTCAGAACTTTAAAGGCGCTTACGATACGAATGGGAAAGAAAGTTGGCAGAGTCGAACTCACATGCCTTTAACCTCGAAAGTCGTTGAGATCATTACCTCGCAGATGTTTCAAGCTTTACTCACTCCTGATATGCCAACCGAATATCAAGCCAGGCGTCAAGATATGGATCAATCTATTCGTGGAATCAATGAAATCATGAGTGATGACTTTGAGAAGTGTCAGGGTAAAGTTAATTTGATTGACTTTCTTCGAAGCACAGTTTTGTTTGGGACAGCGATTGGCGAAGTTGGTTATCGAAAAGAATATGAAACAGTCATGGTCAAAAACCGGATGCCTCAAATGCCGCAAGAGATTCAAGGTTTTATGCAGCAGGCAGGAATTCAAGGCAACGAGCCATTTGTGCCCAAACAAATGTTGGTTAAAGATTATGCGACAATTACATGCCCCGATATTTACGATTTTTATCCCGAACCACGAAAACCGGAGATTGACAAGAATTTTTGGTGCATTGTTGAGAGTAAGATCAGCAATCGTGAATTGGTCATGGGTGGATCAGACCCAGACCCGTTCTATAAATACGACAATGTTAATGACCGCGTTTTAAGTGGATCGGGAACAAACCGGATTGAAAATGATCCAGAAAAGCAGATCAAGCGTTATACATTGCTTGATTATAATTATTACACGACTTGGCTAGATCCTGATAAAGAACACAAGCTTTTGACGTTCTATGGTCAAATTCCAGTCTGGTATCTAAATCCTCAGCTTCGATCGAACAAGAAATTTCAATATCAATCAGTTCCTGGCGTGATTAAAGTTGTTGACGATGCTTGGTTAGTGTGGAAAAGAATGAGCCCCTGGCGAGATGGCGAGCCGCCATTTTTTAAAGGAAATTACATTCGTATTCCCGGCCCAGAAGGATTCTACGGTATTGGCGCCGCTGAATTGGTTATCGGTCTTCAAGGCGAAAAGAATGAAATCCGTAATTCGCGCATGGACAACATCAATTTGAGCATGAACAAGATTATTGCCGTGCTTAAAGACATGATTCCCAAAGGTGAATGGGATAGGCTCAAATCAGAACCAGGCGCTATTTGGACAATAAAAGGGGTAGATGATGTTAGGAAAGCGATTCAACAAATCGAATTTGGAAATGTGACTCAGGATTCTTGGCAAGCTTCAGCTGAAGTAGATCGAGAAGCAGAAGAAGTTACGGCAGCGAATAAAGTGACTCAAGCAGCCGGTGGTGGAGATCAAAACGCAGGAGGATCGACTTATCGAGGACAAGCTCTCAATCTTCAGCAAGCGATGGGACGATGGATGCTTTACGCGCGGATGTTTGAATGGACCGGCCTTAGTAATGCCATGCGGAAGTTTTACCAAAGGATTTATCAGTTTAAGGATATGCAATCCATAGGTGACATTTTAGGCCCAAACCGAATGCAGCAATTTCAACTTATTGTTCCTGAACAATTAGAAAAGGTAGCAAAGCTTGTTCCTTTGGGTGTCATGAGTTTCGAGAATCAAGGTGTGAAATTAGCTCAATTGTCTCAATTTACACAGCAGTGGCAAATGCAGCCATGGTTTAAGGGATTGGAAGTGGCGCGAGCTGAGCTTCAAGAGATGAAAGTAGGGGAACCGGATAAATTTGTTTTTAGTGACGAAGAAATGCAGCAATACAATCAAATGGCTCGCATGATGCAGCAAGCGGCCGCGCAACCCGGCCAAAGTCTGCTTGGAGCCAACGGCCAGCCAATGCCTCCACAAGGGCCTCAAATGCCTCAAGGCGGTCCGCAAACGGGTCCCAAGGCCGGAAGTCCCTTGGGTAGTCCTGTGGTCGGAAATCAGCCGCCAGGGCCTTTGTATGGGATGCCAAGGCCAGCTATCCCAGCTCGTGGTCCGGGAGCAAGTTCCATGGATTTACGCGGGAGTCCAATGTGAATTATTTAAAAGATTCCGAGATCAATGACGAAGATCTATATATTTATGTCAGACCTTAAAGCTATTGAACGAGCAGAATCTTATAAGTCTATGATGAATACTTGGGCATGGAAAGATTTCGAACAAAATGTTCTTAAGGAACATCGTCAACAAGCTTTAGAAGTGGCTATTTCATCTTCCACGATTGAAGGAGTTCAAATTAATCGTGGTAAAGTCCTGGAAATTGATTCTATTTTTTCAGATTTGGATTCAATTATTGGAGGCAACAAATGAGTTATACGAAGATGATGAAATCGCCGGATGAAGATGTTCAAACAATTGAACAAGACAATAAAAAATACAGTTTTAATCCAAAAGCAGGAACATTAACAGCTCCTGCTCCAATTAAACCGACAATGGAACAAGAATTAAATCGGCAGAATCCAGTTAAAGCAAAAACGATTATGCCGAAAACCAGTGAAGTTGAAGTTGGAAGTGTGAGAGGTTAAAAATGCCCTATAAATCAGATGCGCAACGTAAATTCTTCCATACCGACACCGCCAAGAAAAAAGGAATAACGTCCGCGGTGGTGAAAGAATTTGATCAGGCTTCAAAAGGAATGAAACTTCCTGAAAAGGTAACCACGAAACATGGTTATTCAATGAAAGGCGAACACAAACAGATTTGACCAGAACCACTTAGGAAGTGGCGGTCTTAAAAGAGGTGTCTAATGAATGAAACAACCGAAAAAAGGAAAACTTCGGCGGAATTAAAGCGTGAAATCGAACAAGCGCAAAAAGCAGAAAAAGAACAGAAAGTGAAGAGTGACCTTCTTCAATCTGGTCTTCCGGTCACTGCTATTGCGGATCGAATCAATGCGAATTCTACAACCGAAACTCCCAAAGCGGAAAGTAAGTCAGAACCGGCGGCTACCACACAACCGGCGACCGAAAAAGCGACAGTTTCAAAAGAGTCTGTCGAGCTGCAAGAATGGAAAAAGAAGAAAGGGATCAATTGGGACACACCGGATTCCGTGGCACTTGAGCTACGTAAATTGGATCAGGAATTTCATAAAAAGAGAGCAGAAGAATTAAAGCAAAATGGGGATCAAAGACCGCCGCAAGCTAACGGCTGGACACCACAATCTGTTTATGTTCCTCAGCCTCCCATGAATCCTTATCCGGCTTACGTTCCACCTGTCCAAAATCAAAGGCAGATTGTCGAGAATCTTGCCCGTCAATATGGTGTTTTACCTGATGAATTCGAGAAGATTACAGCGATTCAACGGGATTTAACCGCCGCCATGATGGAACAAGAACGACGACGACACGCCCAAGAACTTGAGGACATGAAGCGCGAGAACATCAAGAATTCGGAGTTCCGAGAACTTTCGGCTGATCCTGTATTTCGCCGTCCCGAAGTGGCCAAAGAATTCCACGAGGTGATTGAGAATTTACAGAGTTCAGATCCATCGTCTTTCAGTCAAGATCCGTACGTTTATCGGAAAGCCTTTGATCGGGCTTTAACGAATATTGCACGCAGAAACCTAGAAAGTACGACTCAATATAACGATTCACCAGCTTTCCAGCTTCCGAATACTCCGCCAAGACTGTTAGGACAAGGTTCTGGTGGAGGAAGGGATGCAAACGAAAATGGATTGACCCAAGCAGAATTTGATCGTTTGTCTGTTGAAGACAAGCGGAAAGTTCTGAGTCAAATGGGATTGGTGCAACCAAAATATTGATGATCGTCTTTTGGCAAAAAAGACGGGTGAATTTTAATGACAGGAACAGCTACTACAGACACAGGTATAACTGGGATGGTAGGCAACTACTATGACCATGTATTCCTGGAAAGACTTGAAGCCAATCTTGTTTATGACAAGTATGGCGAACAACGACCACTTCCTGAGAACCAAGGCAATACGATTGTTTGGCATCGTCTAACCAATCCAGCGAAAGGCTATGCCTTAACTGAATTGTCGGTTCCAGGCGCTTCTGCTATCTCCGCTACGAAAATTAGCGCGACGGTGGTATTTTATGGTGATCGTCGAGATGTGTCTGATCAAGTGACGGCATTGGCCGTTTGTCCAGTGGTGGAAGAAGCAGTTCAAGCATTGGGTTATGGCGCGGCTCTGACGAAAGACTTTATTATTTCCGATTCTATCGGTTATGGTTCGGTCGCTTCGACAGGTGTCGCAAATGCGGCTTCGGCCACATTGCCCAGCGTTTATTCTCAAGGATTCCCAGTTTTGGAAGGTAACTCCAACCAAATCTTCTGGCCTTCCGTTGCGAATCAACGCGCAACCTCAATTCAGAACGGTTACTTTTCTACCATCACGGCAATAAGCCATATTCGTCACGCAGTGACCTGGCTGAAAACGTATAATGCGATTCCCTTTGAACAGAATCAATACAAAGGTATCGTGCATCCACTTATTTCAGATCAGATCCGATCAGACTCGACTTTCCCGACTTGGATGGCTTATAACAACCTGGGCGCTCTTACCAAAGGGCAACTGGGCGTTATTGAGCGCGTCGATTTCGAAGAAAGCTCGAATGCATTCAATGTGGCAGTCTTAGCTTCGGCTTGGTCAACTGGATACACTTCTGGTGGTGGATACCTTTTCGGTACTCTTATCATTGGTAAAGGTGCTTATGGTGTGACGAAGCTTGGTGCTAAAGACGCAAAAGTTAATGTGGTTACAGGAGCGGATAAAACCGATCCTTTGAACCAATACACGCCTATTACCTACAAACTAGGAATGGGCGCGAAGGTGTTAAATCCTTCAGCGGGAATCATTCTGACTTATTTTAGTCAGTCAGCCCCGTAAATTAATCAGTTCGAGACAAGGTGGGGGTGCCGCACTTCCCTACGGTTACCCCTACCTTGTTTCAACTAAAGATAGGGAGGGAATTATGGGAAGGCCCAAAGGCAGTCGCAATAAAACAAATGTTCTAAGTGGAACTCCACATAAACATTTTATAGAAAATATGGATGACAAAAATATATCGACCATTTCGAAAGAATCCAACGATGTGTCGATGCGGGAATCCGTATCGCATATCGGGACAAGGAGAATGCTTAACATGTCACAACAAATACATGAGAGAGTGGCGGAAAACACATCCGTTAACTCCTCTTCAACGTCTAAAAATGAATTGCAGAGCGTATACGAACCAATACGTGAAACGCGGGAAGATCAAGAAATTGCCCTGCGAGAAATGCGGAGACATGTTCAGTCAGGCTCACCATCACGATTACAGCAAGCCTCTGGAAGTAACGTGGCTATGCAGGAAATGCCATATGAAGCACCACAAGCAAAAGAACGAGTTCGTCAATACTCCACAAGCAAAGATCACAAAGGCGAAGGAGAACCGCTTTGTTTTGGGTGCGGTCATAGAGCCGACATGCACTATATAGAACATCGTTGGATCGAGCAGAAAATGGGAAAAAATTTGCAAGGTGACGTCGGAATGATTGAAATCCAACATCGAAGACCCCTTTATGACGGAGCGCGTCCTTGTCAACATGCTTGTCTTTGCAAAGCCTATGAGTAACGCATTGTTAGAAAAGGCCGAAGTCGTTAAGAAGTTTGGGGAAGAACCGCTTATAAGCGTTATCGTTCCGGTTTATGACTTGCCAGCGATGATCTTCAAAAGATGTCTTTTGTCTTTGCTGGATCAGGACTACGAAAACAAAGAAATCGTGGTCGTATTTGATGGTAAAAATGATGAACTTCGAAAAATTGCTGAAGGATTAAAAGCCGATCTTAAGTTGATTGAGATCGAACATGACGGCGCTTGTGCTGCTCGGAACGCAGGGTTTAAAGAATCGAAAGGTGAAATCGTCTCATTCTTTAACTCAGATTACATTGCTAAGCCTGGGATGATTAGTTATTGGGTTGATACTCTCTTAAAGAACAAAGACTGCGGTTTTGCTTATGGCGGTTATCAATGGACAGATAAACGCTATCAAGCTTACCCATCAAAACCATTCAATCAATACGAATTGGAAGTAGAAAACTACATTGACTGCGGTTTCCCCGTTTGGAGGAAATATGTCGTCGAATGGGATAAAGATTGTAAAAGCTTACAGGATTGGGACTTCTGGATTCGGGTTACTAAAAATGGTGTCAAAGGATTCTATTTGGGAAATTATCTATCCTTTTTGGCTGAACCTCCACGACCGAAGGGACTTTCGTATGATTCCTCTGGGAATTGGGTCGATCGAGTTACTTACATCAAGAAAAAGAATCAAATTCCGATCCGTGATCTCTTGGTTACTTCTTTTGGGGCAAAAAACCACGCTGTAGAAATAGCGAAGCTTTTGAATGCAGATTTTCGAGATCACACACTTTATAAGCCTTGGGACTATAAAGGTCTTTATCTGATTGGTTACTATACAAGACCTGATGAAAGAGGTTTAAATGAACATGCCCGTTTACTTGCTCACTTCAAAAACAACTACCCGAAATGCAAAAGGATCGTCCACATGGTTGGTGCGGGGATCTATTGGCTACGAAAATTTCCACACGACCAGCTTAAATATCTTACAGGGGCCTTACGTCTATCGTGTGACCATATTCTCACGGAAACCAAAGAAGCCCACGACGAGCTTAAAGAGTTAGGACTCGACTCCGAGATTGTTCCGATTCCATCCTACAACGACAACTGGGAAGTAAAGCTTTTACCCAAAGACTTTAAAGTCTCTTTGTATTTAGTTGAACCAGGGAATGGTCAAGGACAGTCAGACTTCGACAAATATTGCTACGAAAAGACGCTTTCAATCGTTCGAGCGATGCCAGATGTTCAGTTCACAGCTTATGGATCAGGCGGAAAGGATATTCGCTATCCCAATCTAAAGCATGTAGGAAATATTTCCAGAGACAAATGGCCAGATTACGTTTATGACAATTCGATGCTTTTTCGGTTGGTTGTTCATGACACAATCCCGATGGCGGGATGTGAGTTCATCATGGCTGGTCGAGATGTTTTGACTAATATCCAAATGCCGGGAGCACGAATCATTGATACTTCGGGTCATTCAGAACTTAATCAGTGGGATCGTTTTAGCGAGGGATTAAATGTTTACAACTGGCCGGAGACGAAAGCAAAGATTGTTCAACAGATTAGGTTACTCAAGAAAATGAACAACAACGGAGTTTCAAGCGTGTCTCCATTTGCACCGGAAAATATGAAAAAGCTTTTGGACAAAGAGAAATACATCAATACAATCAGGGAGTTTCTCGATGCCTAAGATTTCTTTCATTTTACCTGTTTGGAATTCTGTAGCTTGGATAGGAGAAACATTGCAAAGTCTTTTATCTCAAACTATCGATGATTACGAGATAATCATTGTTGATGATTTTTCAACGGATGGCACTCGTGAATTCCTTCAGGAATGGACACCACACTACAAACAGGTGAAATTAATTCTCAATGATAAAAACATGGGTGCGGGACATTCTCGAAATATTGGGATGGCTGTTGCTTCTAGCCCTATTATTGCTTCTTGCGACGCAGATGATCTTTATGCTGATGAGCATGGGACAATTATCTTAGAGCATTTCGAAAAGAATCCCCAATCTGAGATGGTTAATTTCCCTTATCAAAGAATTGGTTATTGCAATGAACCGCTTGAAGATTTTCCTGGTGAGCCTTTTGATCACGAAACTTTTCTTAAAGAAGGAACGATCAATTACTTTTGCAATCCGAATTGCGCTTTCAAAAAAGAAGCGGCTTTAGCAATTGGAGGTTATGAGCCTGAAAAGCTTGATGGCCCAGATTGCAAGACCGATGACGTGCAATTCATTACCAAATGGGTCAAAAGCGGGCGTAGGATTGATTTCCAGCCCGGTTTCTTGACTTTGGGACATCGGGTGCTAAATACAAGTATGATGAGTAAACTTCGCGGATTTAAGCCCGAATGGGCAGAGAAGCGTTAAATATGTTTCCAGATCTTTCTATTTATCACCCTACAAATAGTGGCTTTGCTGATATTGTAAATCAAAGAAAGAACATCCAAAGAATATCCAATTTTAAACAATTCTCTTATTTTTGCGACTTTTTCATTATTAAGTTTAGCCATTGGATTTTTAACACCAAGTGTATGACGTTTTTTCATCGTCATATCTTTTATGTTTTCAGCTTGTGTTCCCAAAAAAAGGTGAGAAGGATTTACGCAAATTTTTATATCACATTTATGGCATACGCACATTCCTTTTGGAATTTCTCCATTATGAAGTTTCCAAGAAAAACGATGTGCCCCGATCATTTTGCCTTGTCGGCCACCTTCACCAAGCAACGTCCCATAGCCACTAGCCATCGAACCTTTCCAAAGCCAGCAATTAGTTGTTATTTCGACATACTTCCAGAATCTTATTTCAGGTTTAATTGTCATAGTGTAGTAGATGCTATATGAAATTATTGGTAAATGAAATAACAAAAGAAGATTTTCGTAATTATCCCGCAACTGGATCTGGTGATTTAGAAAATAATCCTCAATTTGAAAGCAGAGTTCTGCCTATTGCTTATGAAATAAAAAAGGATAGTAAAGTACTTGAAATAGGTTGTAATGACGGTTCTTTCCTTCAACTTCTCAGAGACAAACGAGGATGTCATGTTTTTGGTATTGATCTTTCAGAAGAATTGGTTAAAAAAGCGCAAGACAAAGGATTAAATGTTCAAGTTGGGGACGCTGAAAAACTGCCTTTTGAGGATGGTACGTTTGATTATGTCACGTGCATGGATGTTCTATCTCATCTGCCGGATTGTTATTTGGCTTTAGAGGAGATTCGCCGTGTTCTTAAAAAAGATGGAATTTTACTTGGTTCGGTTCCTCACAAAATTCTTGATATTTATGGTTGGCACGATCGTCGGCTTCATCGAATTTATTTTGAAGAGGAAAGTCTTAGCCAAAAAATAGAAAAGTCATTTAAACTCCATTATCTCAGAACGCTTAAAGGTAAAGAATTTTCTAATCAGCTTCTAGGTAGCTACTTAATGGATCAACCTTGTGAAATTCTTTTTAAAGCTGGTGGAAAAAATACAAATGATTGGAACGAAGCCTTTCAAGACAAAAGAATTCTACGTGTTTGGTTTGGGTTCACGCAAACGCCAGGGACGATTTACTATCGCATGTCTGGTTACGCAGACAAAATGCAAAAATTTGGAGCTGAGATTAACTACAATCCCTATGACGAGCGAGATCGTGATGGGCCTTCTGCTTGGACAAGGAAATGTAATTGGAATCAAGCAGAAAAAAGGTTCACCAATCAGCACATAATCAATGAGCTTTTCTCTTTGATGAAAACTGCTGATTTAAGTGTTTTCCAAGTAACGAGTTCTGAAAGCATTTTAAGATATCTGACTGCTTTCCGAGATCCAAAGAATCTTTATCCCTATCACATTAAAAAACCTTTGGTCTTAGAAATGGATGACTGGTTTTTTGATATTCCGCCTTATAACATGGCTTCCGGCCCCTATAAGCCAAACTCAACTCCAGAAGCAATCGCTTATGAACAACTCAAACTTTCGGATTATGTGATTTGTTCGACTCAATATTTGGTCAAAAAGATTTATCAAATTTTACCTAATAAGCAATGTTATGTCGTTCCCAATTCGATTGATTTTGATATTTGGGACAACTTAACGAAGAAAACAATCGATCACGAAAAAAATCCTGATTTGGTAAGAATTATTTATACCGGCTGCGCTAATCATTCCGGTGATATAGATATTGTCGAAGATGTGATTATTGAACTTTTAAAAGAATTCCCAAATCTTGAATTTTGGTATCCGAATCAACGGTTTGAATGTTTCAAAAATTGTGATTCTGAAAGATTGAAAAAATTTATCGGATGGTCTCCTTTATCCAAATTTCCGCAGATGATTTCAGATTGGGAACCGGATATTGGCGTTGCGCCACTTTTGGATAATGAGTTCAATCGTGTAAAAAGTAATCTTCGTTGGTTAGAATATAGTGGGCTGAAAATTCCGACTATCGCCAGCAAAGTTTATCCGTTTGTGAATTCAATCAAAGACGGAAAAGATGGAATCATCATTAGTAATAGTAAACAGCAATGGTACGAGGCCATCCGTGGTCTTATCGTCGAGAAAGGGAAGCGTGCCAAGATAGGCGAAGCTGCTTATCATCGAGTGAAAAAGGATTTCAATATGGACGATATAGCAAAACGCTATAAGTCAATTCTTGAAAATATCAAAAGAGAGTTTCAGGGGAAAAGGCGGCTATGATAAGTGTTTCCAATTTTTTCTATTAACAATGGCCTGAATACAACTAAAAACAACGCCATATTTTTTAGCCAATTTTTTATATCCAATAATATTTCTTTTATATTGAGATCTTATTTCAATAATGGCTTCTTTGGAAAGTTTATTGAAATGATTGTTTTCTCCGATTACAGAAAAATTTCTATTTTTTCTAATCATATCCGAAACATTGTCTTGATTTGTTCCTTGAAACAAATGGGATGGATTTACACATGGTGGGTTATCACATTTATGACAAATAAAATTTCCATATTTTATTTTCCCATGATGAATTTCATAAGAAAAACGATGGGCGAGAATATTCCCTTGATCTCTTCCACCGAGGCCAATAACGCCATATCCAGCATAATTAGTTGCCCCATTCCAAATCCAACACGATTTTGTTTTATCAACTTTACCCCAAAATCTTTTTTCTATAGGGACAATTTTTCGCACGAGGTGGTTTTAACATGAATTTATCGTCTTTACAACAAGAGTGTGCTCGATTATTGAGCGACAAGAATAATGACAGGTGGCCACTCGATGTACTTGCTACTCGCATAAATATCGCAATGAGTGTAATTCAAGGATATGCATCGCCCATTAAGCTATCTGAATCAATTGCTCTCGTATCAGGGACTTCCACTTATGGCATCAACGCGGATACGATGGATATCATTCGTGTTTACAAAGTTTATACCGACGGAAGTTTGAGACCATTACAAGGAATAGGCAGAGATCGACTCGATTTCTCTTATCCTGACTGGAACCAATGGCAACCAGGCGAGCCTAAATATTGGATATATGACGCTACAAATCAGGCGCTCATTTTGGCGCCTGTTCCTGATGCGAGTGTTGCTTCTTTAACAATTTACGAATCTCGCAAGCCTGCTGATCTAGTCAATTCAACAGATATTCCTTTCGACTCAAACAATCGAATGACGCCTTATCATATTACGATCTGTCATTGGGTTGTAGCCCAATGTTTCTCTGATGATGGCACACCAGAAGCTTTAATGAAATCCAAATTTCACCGTTCAGGCGATATGATGAAACCTGGCGAATTTGAAAAGAATTTGGGTCGAATCATGGCGGAGTTTGATGTTTCGGAAGCTGTTCCTGAAAAGATTATGTGGCAACCACAAGGCGCACGACTTGGATACAATTACTGGCCTCAGAAAAGTTACCCTTTCCTTTACTAGTCTTATTGTTTTAGTTTGTGGATTGGTCTTTGCTGGCGAGGATTTTCAACCTCAGCCGATAGGTCCTTTTTCTGGCGTAAATAATCGAGATAGTTCCTTTGCAATACCGGCACAAAATAGCCAAGATTGTCTTAACGTCAATATCACGCCCGGCGGAAAATCCGTCTTCAAAAGGAAAGGTTATGGTCTTGCTTTTACTTTACCTATCACTACATCCCCTGTTCATGGTATTTACACTTTCTTCGATTCAAATGGGAATACAGTCGATCTTTTCGCAAATGACACTTATTTAAGTGGTTCGGTTGGAGCTGCTTCTCCAACCGTCATTTTTTCCACTGGCCCTAATGGGGCTACATATCAGTGCACAGACACGCTAGGGTTCGCTTATTGCGCGAATAGCCAAAGAACGACCTTAATCAAGACAAACGGCGTTACCTACTCTCAAATCTCAAATGTGGCCTCTACAGGCACGATGGTGGCCACTTGCGTGACTCGTTTGGCGATGGCTGGATTCTCAGACAGACCTTCAGCCATCGATTTCTCGCAAGATTCCGATTTCACAACATGGGGAACAGGTTCTTTGGGTACTTCTCCGGTTCAATTAACGGTTAGCGCTCCCGGATCTAAGATTACCGGCATTGTCTATGCTTTTAGTCGTTTGATGTGGTTTAAAGATTCAAGTTTTGGTTTTGTCTTAATCGGAAACCAATCTGCCCAAACAGATTGGGTTATTAAGACTGTTTCTTATGACGTAGGAACTAATGATAATAGTTTCGTTTTTCGGGAAGGGATTCTTTATTTCCGAGGTCAAGATGGTCATATTTATACTTTTGATGGTTCTACATATCAACGGTTATCTCGTGAGATTTCAGGAACGATAGCAACCGAACAAAATAGAACACAAAATTCTTGGTTACAAAGTTCACAGGCAGATTTTCAATCTGGTTCATTAACAAATTTAGATGCTGTGTCAAATCCTGGATCTTTGCGTTTATCACTTTTACCATCTACTACTTTTCAATCGTACGCTCCAGGTAATTCAGTTGGGCAAAAAATTAATAATGGAACAGCTCGCCAATTTTCGACTACCAGTTATTTCTTATTGAATGCTGTTATACTTCCAGTTATAACTTCTGGAAATCCTGCATCAGTTTTATCTTTCTCGATTCGAACTGATGCTTCTGGATTACCAGGAACTACTATTCTCAGCCAAAATATTTCGACAAATACTTATGTCGCTGTTGGGAATGGAAACTTACAAATAACATTAACATCTTCTCTTGCTATCCAAGGTGGAACAACTTATTGGATTTATTTACAAGGGGCTTATACAGATGGATCAAATAAGTTGAATTGGTGGGACACGACTAATACCAATTTTCCATATAAACAATTGGTAGATGGATCGACAATTACTACTACAGCAAAACTTCAATATTATTTGATTGGAAGCACATATATTACAAATGGGACTTATCTTTCTGCAGTTAAAAATGCTCCTCAATTAAAGACGTGGGATTTTTTTTCAGCCAACTATCAAGATAACGATGGATCAAATTCTTTTTCTATCCGTTCATCTACAAATCCAATTGATGTTACTTCCTCAACTCCTTCATGGACTTCTATTATTTCAGGAAATATTCCAATTATTTCTACAGGAACTTATTTCCAATTTAGAGATATTTTTACAACTAATTATTCAACTGAAACTCCTATTCTAAATAATTTTACCCAGAATTGGTTTGAAGGACAGGCTTCCGATAAAGCTTATGCCACTTATTTTGATGACAAAATTTGGTTTGAGGTAACAGCCGGAACCGGTTCAACAACAAATAACAAAACTCTTGTTTATGACATGCTCAATCAGACGTGGGTTCTTTATGATTTGGCTATGAACGGATTTTTGGTTCGACAGAACAAACTTTATTTGGGAAGCGCTTCAAATGGTTATATTTATAAATTTGGTGATGTTGATAACGATAATGGGAATGCCATCAATGCTTATTGGAAATCAAAAGATTTTTTTGGGAACAGTCCATTTTCAGTCCAAGAGTTAGCCAATATTTCGATTGTGGCAAAAGAAGTGGACACATCTTCAATGACGGTGACGTATAGCATTAATGGAAGTTCAGATGTGGCTTATGTGGTTCCTCTCTATCAAGCCAATAGTATATTCATGAACAAAAACAAAAATATTCAAGCTGGAACCATCGCCGGTGATTTTAATGTGAAATTTGGAAATGATGCAGCGGATCAACCATTCGAGGTTTATGGTGTGCAAGTTGGTATAAGGCCGAAAACCTGGATTCCAAATTGAAGAAGATACTTTTCTTTTTTATTCTACCAGTTACTTGTTTCGCCAGTGGCCCGACTTATCAACACAAAGACACCATCGAGCAAATGGAATTTGAGAATGTTTATCAAAACAATGATCAAATTAATTCCAGAATCACGAATCTAATCATCAATGTAAAAGATTATGGCGCAGTGGGAGATGGCATTACAGATGATACCAATGCCATTAAAGCGGCTATTTCAAATGCTCAAACCAATATGAAAATAGTGTTTTTCCCGGCGGGAACCTATAATTTCACCGGAGCCACAGTACCAACCCATGTGTCGTTATTAGGAGAAGGCGCGAAATCATCCATATTGCAATATACACCCACAACGGGAACTGCACTCTTCTTTACTGGTAAAGTCAACAATCTTGAAAAAATAAAGATTTATTCACCCAATAATTCTACGGGATATGCCATCGCAAGTAGCATAACTACTCCTATTACCGATTTTTCGCTTCAGAATTATGAAATCGAAGGTTTCAAAAATGGAATTTTTATTCCTTATGGATTGGTGTTAGACATTAATATGGGCCGAATTCTCGGTCAAGGTTCTACGATTGGCGAGGGAATTCGTTTGGGAGATTCTCATGCCACCGTTACTTTTAACATGGGAAAAATAAGCGAATCTTATGTGACGGGATTCTCAACGGCAGTTACTTTAATTGGATCGATCATGTTAATTGATCAGATCATTATCGACAATTCCGATAATGCGATTAACAATCAAAGCAGGCTTTTCATCAATGGATCATGGCTTCAGCCAAATAGCTATATATTTACAAGTACGACATCTGGGTATCCCATTACGGCCACTCAAAATTATTATCTTACGGGTATCGGCGGCGAAATAGAAAATTTGGTTGGTCATTTGAACATGGTTGACTTTAATGACTTGGCGGCTTTTCAGCAAGGAAAATTGACTTCTCCAGGAGCTTATAAATTACCTTATCAGACATCTTTTAGTAGAGGACTCACATTGGGAACCACCAATGCAGCTTTGTGGGAAAATTCAGGAACACTCGTCATTGAATCAAGTTCAGCCAGTAAAACGCCATTTGCTCTTCAAAGAAATGAACATGGAGTTCTTGCTCCACTTTTAGAATTGCGGCGCGATGGAACTAAATTTGGGAAAATTGGGCTGGACGCAAACGATAATTCTGTTTTTATCAGCAGCAATGGATCTTCTGCCATTTTTACAATATTTACAGATCCAACAAACAATACCAGCATTTCGACCAATCAAAGCGCATTGTCCACAACTGATGATCACGGATTCCTTTATGTTCCAAGTTGCCCAGGAGTCCCAACAGGAACACCCAAGACTTTAAATGGAGTTGTTCCAATCATTGTTGATACATCAGACAACAGATTTTATTTTTACAGCGGCGGGGCTTGGAGAAATGCCGGGCCATGATATTTAACAAGGAAATATAGGAGTATTTATGGCAACACCATTAGGAATCGGATCAACAATTACAAATCCTTTGGGAGCAGGGCCTATAGCCGGATTAACCGGGAATTTGGGTTTTGGCGGCAAAGGACATCATACTCAAATACAGCAAGGTGCTGATCCAAACTCAATTAATGAAATAACACTCGGGAAACATGGATATATTCCTTCTTATGACTCCAATCAACAAGGCTCATTTGAAGGTGCTTATAATAATATCCTAAATAGTTTTACACCTGATCAGTTGATTAAACGTTATGGAACTGTAACACAAGATCAACTTAATACTCCATTAGATCAGCTGAATAAGCAGATGTATGATTCTTTCAATTCAACATTTGGAAGGGCACCAACAACTTCAGAATGGAATCAGATAGCACCTGCTTTTCAAGGCCCAAATGGATTGCTTAATGGTCGGGCTGCATTAAGTAATCTTCAACAACAATACAAATCAAACCCTCAACTTGATCCGACAAGCTCTTTTAACAATCAAAAGCCTGGTGACATTTCGAATAATGTCAATCAGCAGTTCCAAAGTATTCTAGGTCGACCTCCTACAACTGATGAGCTTCAGCATTTTTCGCAAGCTATTCAAACAGGTCAAATCGATTCTTATGGTTTAGGATCATTTCTTAAACAACAGCCTGAATATACCAATGCTCAGGATGCTAAATTTAGAAGCGGTTTAAATACCGAATTACAAAATTATGATACTCAAGAATTTAATCAAGAAAAAGGCGATATCATTTCGGCTTATGGTGCTAATGGAATGCCCGCTGGGTTTGATGCCAATGGGAAAAGTCTTTCTCCATCTTTAGATTATGCTTTGACTGATTTAATGGGAAAAATCTCTTCCAATAGATCGGCTTATTTAGCGAATTTGTCAGCCCAGCAATATGGTGGGAATAAGGATTTGGCAATTGGTAATTATCAAAATACATTGAGTCAAATGTATAACCAAAATCAACAAAATACCCAGAACCAAAGACAATACGGTCAGCAACTTTTAAATCAAGGTTTCGCTGGGGCTGATTACAATACTCAAATGAATAATTATCTTCAGTATATGAATTCAAATAAAGGTAGCAATTATAATCCTCTTTATGGAGCTATTGGTGGTACTTTAGGTGCAATTGGTGGCAGTTTTGGTGGCCCCGGAGGTGCACAGGTTGGTTATGGGATTGGTTCTGGTTTAGGTAACGCGTATGGTTATCTTAAAAGTTAGGAGAAATTATGGCATTAAATTTTGATCCTCAAGCTTATGAAAATGCTTATCGATATGGTCAGCAAAGAAATCAACAAACAAAAGAACAATATGCACAAGGTATTAGTGAAATCGGACAAGGAATTGCTACAGGATTGGATTATCAAAAGCAAATGCAAGAAAAACAAAAACAGGATAGAATAAATCAAATGTTGCTACAGATGGAACAGCAACAAGACCAACAGAAATTCAATTATGATTATGGACAACCAATTGATCCAAATGAACAGAGCGTTGGATCTCAAGTTCAACCTATCCTTGGAAAAAGTTCTTTTATGCCAAGTGGTGAAGGCAATGTTTCTAGTCCTTCTCTTTTGATTGATCGATTTAAACAATGGCAGTCACAAGGAATGCCTAAGCAGGGCGCAGAGCCTGATTTTATGACTGCTATGGGAAAAGATGAAAGACAACAATATCAGAAACAATTTCAGACAAAACAAGGAGATACTTTAAATTATCCTCAAGCTAAATTAATTGTCCCAACTTTAGATCAACAAAGTTTTAATGCTGCTTATCCCGAAGGCCAAGCCCCAAGAGAAAATATTGGTATGATGGCTAAACCCACAGGTCTTTCGACGATGAACACTTCTACTTATGATACAGCCCCTGCCGATGATCAAAGGCTTGCCCGTAATTTAGTAGATGGAAAAATAAGACCTTCTGATATTGGCTATCGAGATCGAGGACGTATTGTGTCTTTAGCAAGTGAATATGCTGATAAAACTGGGAAAGACTTTCATTCTTATGGTGGAGATGTAAATGCGGGAATGGCAAAAAATCTTGCCTATGGAAAAATGGGTCAAAATGTCGTGTCTTTTAATACGGCCTTGGGTCATATTGGAGATGCAGAGAAAGCTTACCAAGCTGTTGGGAATACTGATCAAAGATGGCTTAATACACCTATAAATGTACTTAAGAAACAAAGCAATGATCCGAATATTATCGCGCTTGATCTTAATATCAATGCGGTTGCGGGAGAGTTAGCAAATGCGTTTAAAACAGGTGGAGCAACAGATACAGAAATAAGTCATTTTTCAAATATTTTAACTGATAATTTAACCCCATCCCAAGCTCATGCTGCCTTACAAAAGGCGGCTCAACTTCTTGATTCACGTATCAATGCAATCCAAAGTCAGCAATCGAGTGTATCTGGAAGTCACGGAGGGCAAAGGCAGCTCCTTTCTCAGCATGGATCTGATGTTATGGATCAGTTACAAGTAAAATCACATCCTCAAGATTCTCAAGCCGTCCAATGGGCAAAGCAAAATCCAAATGATCCTAGAGCTAAAAAGATATTACAGATTAACGGAGTCCAATAATGGATACCGCTTTTGATCCCGATCAATATCTTCAGGAAAAACAATCTTCAGGTGGTTTTGATCCTGATGCTTATCTAGCTCAAAAACAAGGACAAGAACAACCGCAAGGGATGTGGGATAAGACTAAAAACGCAGTTAAGGATGCTTGGAATGCTTTAGCTATTCCAGAACAAATGTCCAGGAAAGGATTGGGGATGCTTTCGGCTTATGTCCCAAATCCAGAATCAACGGGTAATTTACCAATGGATATTCTCAAAGGGACTCCTAAAATAGCAGCAGATACTTTGGCTCAAGTAGCGCCAGGATTCATTTCCCGAGGAGCTATTTTGACTTCTGCTGCGTTAAAAGGGGCGCAAGCGGCAGCACCCTTATTCAAATCAGCAGCAAGGGGTTTGGGGAGTCAATTGGAATCTGCATCTGGTTCGATGCCAGGATCATTGGAGGCGGCTTATAAAGATCCGAGTTTGATTTTCTCACCTGGGAAAGAAGCGGCCAAACCTTTATATGAAGCTGCACAACAAGAATTGCCACAAGGCGCAAATCTGTTTAATGACATGTGGAAACCAGAAGATATTGTTAGTAAGGCTCAAGAATATATTTCACAAGGAGGAAAATTAGAACCTTCTGAAGCACTCCAAGCCAGAAAAGCAGTGGATTCTCTTCTTAAATCAAAACGTTACGTTAAAGATACTTTGATGGGACTTCGTGATACTTTCGATGAAATGGCGAAATCCAGTGAAAACATTGCACAAGCAGACCCATTATTTAAACGGGGACTTATGGCAAGTTCTTTGAGGAACATACTCCCACAAAACAAATATGGGGGAACATCGGCTTTTAAAATGGCAATCGGTCCTGCTTTGACAGGGATAGGTTCTATCGGTGGCCCAGGAGGTGCTGCCACAGGAGCAGCATTAGCTGGTGGTGTTTTGTCGCCAGCAATACAAGGGGCGGCAGCTACAGGTGCTGGGTTAGTTTCAAAAGCGATTTCTCCTTTGGTTAATAATCCAGCTGTGGGTGTTGCATTACAACAATTGGGCGAAACGATTAAAAAATTGCCTGCTCCTCATGGAAAATTCGTCCGTCAAGATGGCAAGATTTATAAATGGGATGGACAGGAATATATTGAGCAATGAGTTTTGATCCGAAACGAAAATTTGAATCTTTGGGCGAGTTCAACCCGAAAAAACCTTTCGAGCGATTGACAGGATTTGATCCATCGCGTGAATTTGAAAATTTGGATGTAAAAAAAGTTCTCAAAAATGCTCCGAAACGAGAATTGAACCCTCAAGATGTGGTAGAAATTCTTTGGAAAGAGTTAAAACTTTTGCCGAAGCCAAAACCGATTGAGAAAGTCATTGAAAAGCAAATCGTCAAAGAGATCCGGATCGAAGAAAAAAAAGACAAGAAAGAATACGCCGACCTTGCGGCAATTGATGAGCTTAAGATACAAATTGAAAGCCTTAAAAAAGATCTCCAAGAAGCAACCCGAAAGATCGCTTTCGTTCATGGAGGCAGTGGCGTTATTGGAATCCCAGCTCCAGAAGGAAATCCAGAAGGCTACGTCTTGACGATCTTTGAAGGAAAACAAAGATGGCGAGCGACTACAGGTGGAACATCTAACGCTGATCCTTTGAACATTGGAGATCCGACCGTTGATGGGAATTGGCGAATCACCGTATCAGGAAACAATCTTTCAGTGCAACGACGCGAATCAGGGACTTTTGTTGAAAAAGCGAGTTTTAATCCATGAAAAAATTATTTTTGATTTGTTTATTCTTTTTGCCTTCTTTGAGTCAAGCCAGTTTTACTATCCAAGGAACTTTAACTATTGGAGGGGTGACTTATACCTTTCCCAGCAATCCAGGAACCAATGGACAATGCCTAGAAACGGATGGAAACACACCTGCAACATTGGTTTGGGCGACATGCGGAGGAGCCGTGGTTAGTTCTTTTTTGCTTTTGGAAGATGCTTCCTTTTTTTTACTCGAAGATGGAACTAAATTGGTGCTAAATTGAAAAAACTTTTTTTGATTAAAATTGGTTTCTTAATTTTATTGCCAACAATAGGGTATGCAGATTCTAAGTTAACAGCATTAACTCAAGATACCACAGCACAATCAACTGATTTGATTTACAAAGTAGACAATCCATCAGGATCACCTAGTAGCAGATCAATCGCTCTTAAAGATTTGTTTACTCAAGTTGCTGTTTCATCTCTTAATGCAACTGGGGTGGTTGGCGGTAATTATGGAAGTGCAACTCAAGTTACGACCTATATTGTTAATAATGATGGCAGATTAACTTCTTCTTCCAATACTGTTATTTCTTTAACAAATTCAAATCTTCAATCCGGAACTTATTCAAATATAACTATACCAGCTGCAAATGTCGCATCAGGAGCTTTGAATTCAAGTGTGCTCGTCTCTTCATTTCCAGTTAACGGTGTAACGGCTGGAACTTATGGAAGTGCCAGCCAAGTATCAAGTGTCACCATAAATGCACAGGGATTGGTGAGCAGTGCTACCAACGTTAGTATTTCTATAAGTACATCCAATCTTAATGCGACCGGAGCCAATGGATCAAATTTTCTGAAATCTGATAATACATGGGCCACTCCAAGTGGCGGCAGTGGGGCAAGCGTTTATAATGCAACAGCCACGGCAGGATTTCCTTACGGAGCTTCTTTTTCAACGATCACATTTTCAGGTAATCCATCCTATCCATTGGAATTATTGGATGTGAAGTCAGGTGCATGGCTGCCCCAGATTAGCAATGGATGTGTTCCTCAATCACAATTTGAAATAACATCTTCGAGTGTCAATTATGCAGCGCTTATTTTTCAGGCTGGAACGACACAATATGCTCAGATAGATTTCGAACTCCCCGGATACTATGTCACAGGATCAACTCTAACCTTTAAACTTTTATCAACTGCGACCATGACTATCACAGAGACATGGGTTATGGACGCTCAATGTGTTGTTTCCGGAGCCTCGCCAGGATCATGGGGAACCTCAGTTACTGTTTCAACAGGAACGACCAGCAATGGTTTCACAATATCACAAGAATCGGCGGCGTTGACGCCGGCCGGATCTTGCGCTGCCTATCAACATTTGTGGTTAAGGCTCTATCGAAATGGCGACGCTACGGGCGATGCCTATTTTGTTTCCGCTGAAATTTACGAAGAAAAGAATTCAGTGAGCGCTCAATGAAGAGAATTATCACTATCGTAATAGGATTAATTATGGGAACGACCATTTTCTTGACATCAGGAAAATGGTGTTACGCCATAAATACAACAGATTTCTATGTGGATGGAGTCAATGGATCGAACATTAATGCCGGAGACAACAAATCTGTTGTGACATCAACCAACGGGAATTGGGATGCAACAAATAGTTCATTTACGGCTGCCTCTGGAACTCCTTTTTCTGGTTCTTCCGTCGGAGATTTCGCCGCGGTCTATATAGATGCCGCTTCATCGACCAGCTATATTTCAAGAATCACAGCCGTCAACAACGGCGGAGCCACGCTTGTTTTGAGCAACATAAATTTTGGCGGCACAGCTCCTTCAACAAGCGCTACAGGTCGAAGTTGCACTGTTGGCGGTCAATGGAAAGGCCCGTTGAATACACAATTATTTCCATTTGGTCTGATAACACCAGTCATGGTGGACGTGTCAAGCGACATTACGCGGGTTAATTTTAAAAACAATATATCGAGCTTCAGTCTTACAACGACGCTTCAATATTCAAATGGTTCTCTTACTGCAGTTACAATTTTTCAAGGTTATTCTGCAACTCCTGGAGATGGTGGGAAAGCTATTTTTGATTGGGGAAATACTGCGAATCAAATGGTTAATTTAAGCAATGGTCAAGATACACTTTGGGCGGATTTGTGGTTTAGAAATAACATAACACAGCCAGGTTTGTCCAATGGCGGTTCTAACGGAGCTAATCAAGTTTTTTATCGAGTTATTGTATCAGGTGCTGGGGGGAATTGTTTTAGTAATTCAAATTCCCATATTTTTCTTCAAGATGAAGCTTACAATTGCGGAAAATCAAACGGAGCCAATACTGCTGGATTTGGTCCGTCAAGTGGATTTTTGTGGTTGTGCAATTCACATGATTCAACTGGTTCAAACGTAAGTGGTTATAGAGCAACCGGAACAACCATCTATGTAAATGTGATTGGAAGTCACAATGGAAAATACGGTTTAGAAGATGCAACTACCGGAACGAACAATTACGTTGAAATAATTGACAGTGATTTTGCAAATAACACCAGCGATGGCATCGCCCTTTCTAATACGACAAGCAATCATGGAATCCATATAGCCAACGTAAATCTGGTTAACAATGGCGGATACGGGATACACGGAACTACCGCAAATCAGCGTATCGGTGTAATCGAAAAAAACGGATTCTTTAACAATACCAGCGGAACAACCAACTCCACGAATATGCTCGAAATCAATTCATTCAATTATGCGAGCAACCCCTACTTCAATATGAACACGGGCGACTTCAGAATGAAAAATCAAGCCGGGATGGGAACCGGCGTCGGTAATTTTACGGTTTTTGGGGATACGATTTCAGCACTGGTCTCTTATCTTAATGTCGGTGCTGTTAAAAATAAACAATTTCCAGGCGGAAGCTTGGTAATCGCACATTAGGAGGAAAACAGAAGTATGAAGAAATTATTTTTGATGTTGTTATGGGCAATTCCAGGTGGAGTATTTGCAGATTGCAACAATCCGCCTGCAGGCGAGGCAAATTGTATTCAGGTACAAACTTTTGTTGATCAACGCATAAGACCTTTTGCCGAATTGGTTCGTTCAGCAAATCTTCAAGGCAACGATAATATTGCATCGATCACAAGTGTTTACAACACTTTGGTCGACACAACATCAATCGCAGGATGGCACGATACAAACAGCAGCAATCCACCCAACCTTTTAACGGCCTCAGATGTTTTAGCGATTAATGCGTTCCTGCATGATTTTCAAACTTTCATTCAGAATGAAACGAATGGAACTCAAACTGCAATTAATGCAAACACAAATTACATGATTATTCAAAAAGCATGTGTAAGACAGATTGGTGGATAAATAACGAAAAAAATTCATGATTAAATTGCTTTCAGCTATTTATGAAGTTTTTAATCAAGCCACGATTGGACAACCGTGGTATCCATTAGCCAATGGTACAACATTCTGTAATTTGGCTATCAACTTCATTTGTAATGCAATTGGCTATACAAAATTCAATGCGCCGGATATTTCTCATCCTGTGATGGCGAATGCGATTATTTCTTTCATGAAATCTTCAGGTGATTGGATGAACATAGATGGAAATGTAGCTCAAGCACATGCGAATGTTGGTGCATTGGTAGTAGCAGCACAATTTAATCTTGAAGGTCATGGGCATGTATGTGTAGTAATCCCTGGAGAAATGCAGTTTTCGGGACACTTTGCCAAGAATGTTCCACTTGTTATGAATATTGGAAAGGATGTATTCATTGGTAAACATGCAGGATGGGCATTTCAGGAAGAGCCACAATATTTTGCGTTGGTTTCGAGTATTCCAAAATGATTCCCATTGAAACACTTGCAGGATGGGGGGGGACTGCGGTTATTGTTATAGGGCATATTGCTGTTTCTCAATACAAAAACAATCAAAATTTCACCCAATTGGAAAAGCTGTGGACTTGGAAAGACAACCATGAAAAAGATGTTTCCGAAAAAAGATTTGAGCTTCAAAAACAGATTGGAGCTTTAGAAGGAAAGGTTGCAATTCACGACGGAAATTATTTGCAAATACTTTCTATTTTGTCTGAGATTAAAACTGAGATCAAAGAATTGAGAAACAAAAAGGAGAATTAAATGAAAAAGTTGATTGTATTTTTGTTATGGGCAGGATTGGCACCGTTGGTTTATGCAGATTCGCCACAAGATCCGCAGCAAATTCTTTTTTCACTTCTTCAACATGTAACATCAGTATCAGAATTCACAACTCATGGTAATACCAAACTTGAGTTCATAGACGGAATTATTCAGGGAGGTCATTATGCTGGCGATTATATTGTGGCTCTTGACGGGGGTGTTTCAAATAGCCTTTCACCTGACGCCTCCGGTCATTTGGCCGGGACGGTAGGAATACATATCCATGCGATCTCGTTCATTAACTCGTTCTTCAAAATCAATCCGGCGCTTGGGCAAACGTTACAGGCGATTGAGGCGACCCCGCGATATTCCTATGATGCTGATGTCCATCATGGCGTGCTTGGATTCACATTTGGGGCACGTATAAACTTCTAATGGGTTTTTTCGTCGGTGAAATAGATCTTCAGGTAATACAAGGTGAAAGTGATAGTTGGATTGTTTGCCAAGACTTTTCTTATATCTGTAACGACGGAGAAGAAGTTATCGTTACCAAAGGATTAAGGACAGATCTAGCGAGTACTCCTCGAATCGTTTGGAATATCTTCCCGCCTTTTGGTTTATATATCGGAGCGGCGATAGTTCATGATGCACTTTATACCAGACAGACTTTTGATCGAGCGAAGTCAGATGGAATCTTTTTGGAAGCGATGAAAACGGAAGATGTGTCATGGTTGACCAGGCAGATTATCTATCGAGCCGTTAGGATTTTTGGGGGATTTGCTTGGCACCAACACGCAAAGGAGAAAGCCAATGGCGGATGAAATACCGGCAATCCCGGTAACTCAAAAAGATACCGGGAATCCCGGTAAAGAAGATTGGAGCGCCGTCGTATCCTCAAAAGAGTTTATGTGGTTCGTTGCCAAAGCTACAGCGGGTATACAAGCCGCTCCGCTTGCGATTCCCTGGCTTCATACGATAGGTTTGACTATAGAACCCAATAGCATCGCAGCGGGGCTCCTACCGGCGGTTTTGGGCGGTTTGATGCATTCTATGCAGGACTGGGCTTCTCTTAAGACCCAGTGGAAATGGATTTGATGCTTTTTAGCGGGAACCGGTTTTAGATCAGAACATCTCCTCTGGTTGCCCCTGGGGAGTTTGCTTTTTCTCCTCAGGGGATTTTTGTTGTTGACAAACACTATTAAGCTTAGTATACCTTCCTCATGCTCGAACAAATAAACTCAGTCCTCTATTTCGATGAGCGCGGATACCGCATTACGTTTAAAGACGGTGGCACCTGGGAACAAGCCTCGGTCACCACCAAGTTGGCAATAGAAGAAAAACCATTCCTTTTAAAATGGTACGCGAACCTGGGTTGGGACGAAGCCCGCAAACAACTCCATGAATCCGGCGACAGAGGGAAAAGGATTCATTTCGCTCTCTACTGCTATCTCATGAACGGAGTCGTGGTTTATAATCCCTGGCAAGTCCCCAACTATACCGACGACGAGATTGAGAAGCTGAAAAATGATCATCCTTTTTTCATGGTCTTAAAGAATCAGGACGAGATGATTGCGTTATGGAAACTTCAGCAATTCTTTGAAAAAGTCAATCCCAAAATCATAGACACAGAGCGAACGGTGTGGTCTCAGAAGCATGGCATCGCCGGCACCTTGGACATGGCCTTGGAAATTGAAAAGGGAACTTATGATGTGAATGGTTCCAGAGGGCTTATGATCCCGGAAACAGGGATCTATATCGGTGACTTAAAAACAGGCTCTACAATCGCTGATTCGGCCTGGGCGCAGATCGCGGCCTACCAAGTGGCCTGGGAGGAGAGAACGGGCCTTAAATCGAAAGGAGGGCTGGTTCTGCACACATCCAGCGGCAACAAGTCAGGGATTGAAGGCCTGGCGACGCCAATGAAGACGTCTGAGGAATTGGAGCCTCATTTTGAGTTCTTTAAACACGCGTCGGCGATGTGGAATTTCAGGAATCCCGGTTTCACTTTAAAGGCTTTCAGCTTTCCGACTTTAATTCAAAGAAAATCACAACAATGAAAAAATCAATTAAGGGGAGATTCTAATGAAAGCGATGCTTGAAAAAGTGAAACTAGAAGTTTATTACTACGAAAAAGGGAAAAAGATTATTGGTGTTCACAACAATATCAGCGGCAACGTCTCGGGGATCAGCGGCAACATCTCGTGGATCAGCGGCGACGTCTCCGGGATCAGCGGCGACATCTCCGGGATCAGAGGCGACGTCTCCGGGATCAGAGGCGACGTCTCCGGGATCAGAGGCAACGTCTCGGGGATCAGCGGCAACATCTCGGGGATCAGCGGCAACGTCTCCGGGATCAGCGGCGACGTCTCGGGGATCAGCGGCGACGTCTCGGGGATCAGAGGCAACGTCTCGGGGATCAGCGGCAACATCTCGGGGATCAGCGGCAACGTCTCCGGGATCAGCGGCGACGTCTCGGGGATCAGCGGCGACCTCTCCGGGATCAGAGGCTACGTCTCGGGGATCAGAGGCGACGTCTCCGGGATCAGAGGCAACGTCTCGGGGATCAGCGGCTACGTCTCGGGGATCAGCGGCAACATCTCG